TCAAGCAACTGCTTACGTTGGTGTTCAGGTAAGGAAAGAAGCATTGCTTCATAGTCACCTTGGTCTGCGAGATATGGGTTGTCTGATAATCTTGCAGGTATAAATCTTCTCTTAAATAACGCTTGTCCTGCTTTACTGTGTCCTTTGGGATAGGAAAGGACATTACCTGACTCAATATCTGTGGCATCAAATTGTTTTCCGTATGGTGCAGGGTCAATGAACATTTTCTTGACCCACTGATGACCCGGACCTCCGGGGTTAGTTGTTGCTCTCATATACACAGGTAAATCATGTGCAGTAGAACGCAAACGTGAACGCATATAGTTCCAAGCATACGGAGTAGACCATTGGGTTAATTCGTCAAACCCTATCCAACTAAATGCCAAACCTTGATAACGAAGTACATCATCGTCTCGGTCTAGGTATGACATCCATAATCTTGCACCTGATGGTGCTTCCCATTGCATCTTTCTTTCTGACCACTTTATACCCTTCCATATTTGAGGATACATTTCCTTAGATTTAAATATAAGTTCTCTAAGTTCTTCTGTTGTGTGTCGTAGTAGCAACCCACTAAATGATGGATGACCCATATATCTTAAAGGGTCTGCAAGCATGGCATATGATTTACCACCTCCTGCTGAACCACCATATAATACTTCTCTTTCCCCTGCTGCAAGAAACTCTGTCTGTGGTCCTGCATTTGGTTTGAAGATTACATTTTGTTCTTCAATCGGTACTGCTTCAACGTCTGATACTTCTTGTATCTTAGGCTCTTGCACCTGTGGTTTGTTCTTCGATGGCTTTCGCTTTCTCGATTGCTTTCTCGGCGTAAGCTGCCCACTTTCTGAGAGTTCTAGCTTTGTCCTTACGTTGTTTTTCATTCATTAACCTTTTTCTCAACCCTACATGAGATATCTCTCTACCTGTTTTAGTAGTGAGCCAATTTGCTACTTCACGATATGAATATTGTTTTACGTACTTTCGTGCTACTTCTATAGCTTCTAACTCAAATGGTATAGGGTCAAGTAAATCAGAATCTTCTTCATTTAACTTATATCCAAATGGAACAGTTCTAGCTATGCGAGGTATCTGTATCCATTCTTTTTGTTCTTCATCTTTTAAATCTGTTGGCTGTGGAAGTTTCCACTTACCTACACTTCTATCCATCATTCTTTGGTGGCAAGAGCATAACACCACCAGTGCTTTCTACTTGCATCTTCTCTGTCTTCACTAAGCCTGTCCTATCTAGTAATTCTTTTGCTGCCATCATCTTGTCTTTTAAACCTAGCTCTGTAGGGTCATATAAGCCTCCTACCATAGCCATAGCAGCTTTAGGTGCATTCCTACTCATAAAAAGCTGTGTAGCCTCTAGAATCTCATCTTTCAGCGATTTAACGATATCTGTAGTACTAGAGCTTTCAGAATATCCTGCTAACTTTTTAGCTGCTACTACATCTCCACCTGCTTCATCAAATAAAACAGACAGAAACTTTTGTTGTCTTTCAGTTAGTTCTCTACTCATTATGCTATACTTTCTCTTGCATACACTCTATCAACTCGTGTTATCAATCTCTGTGCTCTGTTAGGAGTTTGTTTGAACCAACGAGAATCTTCCATCTCGTCTGCCATCTTTGCCCAATCACAATCTTCTACAGCAGCAATCATGTTCTTAAATTTGGATAAACGAGGTCTACCTAATTGGAAGCACATATTGGCTAATACATGTTGTATATCTTCAGGTAGATTATCAAATTGCGAAAACAATAGGTTACAATCTTTTATAGTCGTTTCTATGTCTTTCGCAAACCAATCATCCACTTGTTCATGTGGAATCCTTGTTCCTATGGGTTTTTCGTAATACTCTTCATCCCATTCTGTAATCAGATGTCCAATACCCCCTGTAGGGTATCCTTCTGAACATTTATATATTTCGTACTTAACACCTTCATCGTCTGCTATTTCATCTTGTAGTTTTATTAAGTTCATTGTCTTCCTTTACATGCACAAGTCTTGATACTTGGTTGTGTGTAGTCTATGCTTAGATAAGTCTCCGCTAGAATGTATAAATAAGTTTTTAAACCAAGTAACCATTATTTCTTCCTCATAATCTTCATAGCCTGACCTGCACCCTTAATACCAAACGATGCACTAATTGCTATAAACAAAAGGTACTGATACCACTCAGGAAGTGTATTCAATACCTCAAACCCTGTTCTTACATATTCTGTCATGCTAGGAATGAACACTAGTATAGCAGGTAAAAGTAAAACTGTCAAGGCAAATTCATCTTTCCATGAATTATCTGTGGCATCTGCCATAGACTTTTCCCATTCAACTTCGCCTGTTGCTACCTTCTCAGCTACAACTGCTTTAGCTTTAGCTTGTGCTACCTTTGCCTGTCCTTCAGCCTTGACCTTCTCAACCTTGCTGTCCATCCAAGAACTAGCGAGATTTGCGATTGGTCCTATCAACGCTGTTAACATGATTATCTCCTTTATGTTCGTGACCCATCCAAATGCCAAAGACACCTGTCATCACACCCATAACTACTGACACGAAAGCTGACTGAGCTGCTGTTGGTGCATCAAGTTCCATAAACCATTCAGCACATCTCCATGACATTACTGTGCTTGCAAGCATCATACATCTTGGTAGTATCTTCCATTCTAAGAATTGTTCAACGGTTACCACTAAAGTCTTTCCTGCCTAATTCTTTGTTTTGCTTGCCACTGTCTAAGAGCCTTTACGTGTTTTAGCATTAGATAGTTTCCTACCTTTTGGAAGGGCTTCGCTAAAGCGAGATAAAATTCGTATTTTTTCATCTAAATCTCGCCGTTTTTGAAGCAATCTTTTTGGGCTGTTTAGATACCTGTCTACCTGCTCTAGTTGCTTTTCGTTTAGCAGCCGTACTGGCGGCGTATTCACTGGGAGAAAGAGCCTTAATTGCTTTTTCAGGTAGATAACGTTCACCTGTTGCTTTACTCCCCTGTGTACTAGGCTTCCCACTTTTAGTTCGCCACTTTTGTTTTGTCCAATTTGCTAGGGATTTTTGTGGTGCTCTCATATGCTTCCTTTATTTGTTCTATTGTTCTAAAGCATCCTGTACAGACATTTCCTTGTAACTTACAGATGCCTACACAAGGACTCAAAACTTTCCTACCCATTTACCTGCTGCCCATGCTAACAGTCCTGCAAAGAATATAACAACTATAAATGCTATTCCGTAACCTACATATTCCATCAACTCTTGTTGACGCTTCTCTGCCATCTTTTCTTGATAACGTCTAGACTTACGTGCTTCAGCTTGGAAGGCTTGCCAATCTTGCCACAATCCGGGTCTGCCTAGATATATCATCATCTTCTTGAGTTCTTCTTCTTTTTCTTTTATCTGCTCAAGAGCCATGAACTCTTCTAAGTCTGAACCTCCTACACCTTTAGCTTTCTTTTTCTTTAGATTCTTTTCTATTGCTTCTTTAGAGAATACAAAATCGCTTATATGTTTCGCACATCCACTCAGTTCTTTACCGTTGGACACAAATTGTTTTATGACACTGAAAGCAGCGTTAGCTGCGGCTAGTTCTGCTAACATTTTATTTTTTCCTTATAGGTTTACAGTATGCTGTTATCTCTAAATTAGCTCCTTCCTTTTGTGGTATTGAAGGTTGGTTGTGCAGTCTCTCTGCAAAGTATAAACATCTATCTATATCTTGGAAGGTTTGTGTTTGGTCTACTACTCTTAATCCCATCATAAACACAAGCACAAACTCAATCATTTATTTACACAGGTACGCCTTGTACCTCCTCATTCTTTTTTTCTGTGTGACATTCACAGTTACATTCTTCAACATCACATTCGTAGCATTTGCATGTATCACACTTTTCTTTTGTCATTTTCGTGTTTCTTTCTTAGTTGCTCTTTTGCTATTCTTGCAAGTCTTGCTTGCTCTTTCTTCCCAGATACCTTGGCTCGTTGTTCAAGGACTGTAAGTATTTGTATCTTTCTCGCAAATGGTTTATTAATTCTCTTAACTTTTGCAATGGTTGCCTTGGCATCTGAGACTGTAGCGAACTTGATGCTAACTGTGTCTTTAGGGTTTTCATCCGTATACAGTCTTCTGTCACTACCTTTTGGTTTTTTGCCTGTGCCAACTTTAGGGTCTGCCTTCTTCTTTGTCATCAACCTCTGTATCCACCACCTTTTGCTTTGTATTGCTTGGCAAGCATTTGGGCTTTTCTCGCAGACCATTGTCCAGCTCCACCACCTTTTGAACCCGACTTGATTTGGCTAAATAATCGCTTACGCATGGTTGGTTTAGTATAATTCCCAGCACTGTTTACGGTACTCCCACCTTTGTTTAACTTGATTTTAGATAAAGCCTTTGCCTGACCTGCATGTGCTTTACTAGCTTTCTTTAATTTACTTGCTACTTTTTTTATTGTTGCTTTTGCTTTTTTTACTGCCATCTCTATCCTCATATAGATTATTAAATGTAGTATATGGGTCTAAGTAAGACTCATGTGACTCTGCTGAGTGTGTCCACTGTGATGGCGTAAAATCAGGAGCACCTTCACCTGTAACCCATAAAGCAGGACTTGTGGCTCTTACTCTGTTATTCGGCAAGGCTACAATGTTACCTGTCCATTTACCTGCATCAATCAAATACATTACGTGTGATTGTTTATGCTGTGCAGGGTCATCTGCTATGTCACTGTCAGTATAGTCCACTGTGAACATATACTTAGCTTTGTAAAACTCGTTGTCTATCTTACACAGCCACGGACTAGAACTTACTCTATCCATCACTATGACACTGTGATTCCTAGACTCACAATCCCATGGTTGACACAAGTGGTCTTCCATTGGCTCTGCCCACTCATCTACAGGTATGTCAGCTACAAGTGCTTGTATAGGCATCCTTGCCCACATTGCACCACCATGTATATTTTCGTCTTCAGTACAGCCTGTGAATACGACCTGAAAACTCAATGACCTATCAGGTATAGTATTAACAGCAAAAGCTAATGCGTGGAGATATTCTCCGTGGTAGTCCAGATGATTACATGTGAACTCCCTACGTACCCAACATTTAAAATGTGGTACGTTACTTATCAGATAGGGCATTACTTCTTTTTAGCGGCTCCACCTTTAGCGTACATCTTAGTTTTTTTAGTTGCACCACCTTTAGCCATATACTTAGTCTTCTTCATGCCACCTTTAGCCATGTATTTTGTTTTCTTTTTCATTGCGGCTCCTCCACTCATCATTTTTTTCTTTTTATCTGTGATGCCAAACTCTTTTTTTAACTTAGCCGCATTCTCAGGTGCTTTATTTTCTAATGTAGCAATTAAATCCATTATTTTCTTTTTTGTCAATCCATAGCTACTAGGACTTTGTGTTTTTGCCATTATACTTTCCTCACTAATTTTTTAGCATTACGTGTTCTCTTAAAAGAACGATTTGCAGTTTTAGATGTAACAGCTAGATTACCTATTCTGTTATCTCTAGGATTGCCATTTCTGTGGTGTACGTCTTTGCCATCACCTTTGGCTGTGCCACCACCCTTCATAACTATCTTACGTGCTTTATTCCTACCTGCCCTGTTTACTTTCTGTGCAGGTTTAGAATGGTAGTTTGCGTACTCTTTTTTGTAGTTACGGTTAGGCATTAGTTGCCTGTTATTTTTTTATAGGCTTCCATACCTCCAGGACCACTAGCTCTTAATGCTTTTAGTCCAGGGTTGTCTGTAACAGAACCACCTGCTGAGTACATATGTTTCTTTCCACCTGACATGCCACCGTAAGCCATTTCAGCTTTTTTCTTTTTCATTTTCTTCATATCTTTTTTGTCCATAATTGAAATGATTATAGCCATGCCTTTACCTTTTTTAGCCATTATTTCTTCCCCTTCTTGAGCATACCACCCCTAGAGTTAAACTTTACGTTTGTATCTTTACCTGACTTATCTTTCATCATAAGCTGTTTCTTTTTTGGTTTAACTTTTGGTTTGATTGACTTAGGTCTTGATGGTGGAGCTTTAGGTGGAGTATCTTTAACTGTTTTTTTCTTGAAAGGAGTTACTGTTTCTGACTTAGACTTACCTACCCTTTTTCTTTCATCGGCACGTAGAGTACCATCACCCATTTTTTTTATTCCGAGTAAGTCATTTATAAAGTCACCTGCAGTATAAGCAGCAACCGTGCCACCTACACCTATTCCTCCTCCTACTAATTTATCTATCTTTTTTTCTATTTTAACTCTGTCTTTACCTACTGTTATCCCATCTTTTTTGCTAGTTCTTCCAGGCAAACCTTTAGTAGACAACCCCAACTTTTTTAATACCTTTTCTTGCATAGGCTTAGTTAGCTTGTCTATTGCTCTCATTACACCTGTATAAGTTACTGCCATTTTATTCTCCTACCATTTTACCTTATGTGACCAATACTTCGCTGATAACTTTGAAGTTGGTTTACCTTGAGCATTGTGCCTTGCATAATAACTCTTCTTACGTGCCTTATCCTTCGCTGAGGTAGGATTCTTACCAGCACCTTTTACACCCTGTTGTCCAAAGCGTATGAATTTGT